TAAAGGTTCACCATCAGGACCAGCTATGTACTCACTCAAAAACGACCTTCTTAACTTACCCGATAAACTTATCAAGGATATCGAAGTAGTTGGAGGGTCACTTTTAACACAGTATATAGCTAACTTAAAATCTCAACCTGAGATCATTAAAGTATTCAAGGATCCAAAACCGGAAAAATTAAACCGATTGAGGGCCCTAGGACTCGTTAATGATACTGAGGCTAAGACTCGAGTTATTGCCATGGCTGATTATTGGACGCAGACGAGCCTACTTCCATTACACGATGATTTACTCACCGTGTTAAGAAAGATAGGTCCGACTGATCTAACATTCGGTCAAGACATAAGTCCCTTTGGTAATGTTGAACACAATTACTACAGCTTTGACCTTACGAGTGCAACAGACCGCCTACCTAGATTTCTCTACGTAGATGTTCTGTCGAAACTCTATGGTGAAAGTTATAGTAAGAGCTGGGAAAGTATCCTGGTTGATTACAATTTCCACGGTCCTGACGGCGTTACACGAAAGTATAACACAGGTCAGCCTATGGGAGTGTATTCATCCTGGCCCCTCCTAGCTTTGATTCACCATACCATAGTACAAGTAGCTGCTCTTCGTTTGGGCTTACGCCGATTCGTGGACTACAGAATACTTGGGGATGATATAGTGATCCGCCACAATGAAGTGGCGTTACAGTATCAAGCAATACTTAAACAACTAGGTGTGGGAATCTCAAAAACAAAGACTCTGATATCGAAAGATACCTTTGAATTTGCTAAGAGACTCTTCTACCAAGATGTTGAAGTAACTGCGTTTCCAATACGAGGTATAAGCGAAGCTACCCAATCAGGGTGGCAAGACTTATATAGCGTTATGGAAACTGCCTCTAAAAGAAATTTTGGAGAGCTCTTGACGCTGATAATGCCCCGTCTAGTTGAAGGGATATATAAAGTAAACTCTATACCCTTATACTTAAACTCATTACCAATGGAAAAACGGAGGAATCTTGGAAAAATTGACCAAGAAATCCGGCGTTTCGCCACTAGTAAAGGTAAGAGATTAGGACGTATAGCAGGTTACTATTGTAACACCTTCTACATCCTAG